AGAAATAAAGCCCCTGTCATTGTATCGCCTGACCGCTGCACGTATTGATCTGGAATTAAGTTATCATCCACATACTTTTTAGTCGCAACGCTTTGAGGATTTACTGGCGTATATTGCGAGACTAGATCACGGCTACCATCAATCAGCAAATATAGCTCTTGATTCTCTTGATTGCCTAATACTCCGTTATACAAAGACTCAGTAATGAACCTAAGATCAACTGGCTCTATTTGACCTGTAGTGTTATCAGGTAGTAAGGCCAATAAATCGTCTAGTGGGGGTAAGCTCATAATGTCACCAAACTAAAGTCACGTTAATTACACCATCTGCGGCCTGTCCGTTTAACAGTGCGTTAGTTAGTGTGAATGTATTAAAATCTATTGCTGACATATAGATCACATAAGGTGCGCTTAAGCTATAAGCCGTTGCTGTAGGCCATACAGCTTTATTGAGATCGTGCCTAATTGTTACTTCGCCAATAGTTGGGTTCGCATCAACTGATATAAAATCAGGCGCGTCCACTAAATCGCCTGTATCTGTGCTGACGCTAAACTGAGCAACATTTGAAGCTTCACCACCTCCACCGCCTTCACTGTATTTAATGCCTACTATTTTTCTGATTATTAATTTTCTAGTAGGTACAACATCACCTGCGTTTGCGAAATAAGGTAATGCTGAATTGTTTGTAAAAGTGTACAAGCCTATTTCTACTCTTTCACTTCCTACATCAGATGCTTGAGTCCAAACTTCACATAACCAACGCGCATCGCTGTTTGATTTATTAATTAATAATTGTGCTTCTGATTTTGAAAGGCTAGTCGTACCTGCACGATGAACTTCATTATCTGCGCCTATTTGCCAATCGAGACTTATTAAATCGAACTCTGTTATATCTGTACCAAAGTTGATAATCGAAGTATCACCGTCATTTTCTCGAATACCATCAAACAATACTGTTTCGGCTGCATTAACAAACACTTTGTTAGTTGTGTAATCACTTAATTTAGCCATTGGTTATGCCCATGTAATATTTGTTACTGTAACGCTAAAGAAAATTCTGCCTGACTGTATATTCACGTAATTGTTGTTGGTATCTCTAAAGTCATTTTGCGCTAACAATATTCGAATACTATTGTTAGATTGTTCAGCAAATACTCTTGCACAGCAGGTAGTGGTAGCGGTTGTAAAGTCAGAATTAGTAAACATTTCAATAACGGCAATACCCCTGCCTGACGCTGCACAACCTTGTACCCCCGCCTCATTTAAAGCAGGCTGTATAGCAGCTTGTGAAATAGTAATATCAACGCCTTGATCAGCATTGCCTGCTTGGTTGAATGCTGAAATATTTAATTGACCTGTGATCGTCATGCCTGACGTATTAGCAACAATGTTTACATTAAACTGCCCGTATTCAAGTTGGTTGTCACTACCGACTAAGCCAGTGAATTGACTGTTGCCTGCATTTCCTATAGCGAATGCGCCATTTTCATCTTTTAATAAACTTCCACCTACTTTTATACCGTCAGAATCTAAAACACATTTTTTTGCATCGGCTGTAGCTTCTATAATAGTTTGCCTAGTAACAGTATCCCCTTCACTTACAACCTGATTAGCAGTCTGCACTTGCCATACAGCACTATCCATACTTGTTGCATCATTCTGAAAGTTCATTTGAACGGGTATACCGTCCTCAGTGGCAATTATTCCTAGATCATTTGAAACCATGCCATGACTATAAACAAAGTTACCTGCGCCTGTGTTAGAGCCGATATGATGCTCTATTATGTTTGTTGTATTCTTTAAAAATCCAACACCACCTTGAACGGCATTACCGCTTGTTGGCTGTATAATCTTAGCGGTTAGCGGTTTTAGAAATTCCCAACTGGCATCTATTACTAAATCTTGTTCAGGGTCAAACGGCACTGCATTCTGCGGCAAGATGCGACCAAAGTTAACTAAGCGCCAAACATTATTTAGCAATGCAAACTCAACGCTTGCCCCTGCTAAATCAAGCTCGAATAAAGTTGAACCATCGTCAAACGTGTTAGGCGTACCATCGCACTTTATCTGTATAGGGTTGGCTGTACTTGCTTGACCTGAACCATCGGTCACAATTAATGAGATCAGCTTATCGGTATCAGGTATGAATATTTCATCACCCGCCGTTGTAACGTACTTTGCTTGCCCTGCCTCTATGGTTTGACCGTCAGTGCCTATACTCCACTCTTGACCGCTAGCAGGGGCATCTTGCCAAGCCGCGTCTTGATCGGTTGCTGATAGCTTAGTAAGTATTTGATCGGTTGTACCCCCTAAAGGTAAACCGTTGTTTTCAACGTATTGTTTGGTGGCAATATCAAACGGGCTTGTTGGTATATACCCTGTTTGCATAGGTATTGAACCGTCAGCCAATAAGTAACCTTGAGATATGGCTATAGCATCAACGTAACGCTTAGTTGCTGCATGTTTAGGTAGCTGTGGGTCATTAAACAGGGTTAGATACCCCGTCATTTCACCACCAGATAAACGCAAGTAATCTTGCTGCTCCGTGGTAATATCCGCAATGCCATTGTATAAAGACTCAGTGATATTACGCAAATCTACTGGTTGTATTTGACCTGTAAAGTTATCGGGCAGTAAATCTAACAGCGATTGTAAGGGAGGCAAAGACATTTATTGTTTCCTCGCTTCAAGCATTAAATCAGCAATGACATAGGCATCGATTGTTGATTGCTCTCTATTGCGGTCTTGTCTTGAAAAGTTATAGGTTTGATCAGCACCTAGAGCAATTAAGGCTGACATTGCGAATTGATCACGCAAAGTTAATGAGCAAGGTGGCAAATCACCAAAGGAGGGTATTTCATCTGCACCAAATATAGGTGTTTCATTCTCCCCAAATATCGCTATTTGAGGTACAAAAGCACAAGCCATAATGCACCCTACAGATCAAAGTTTTTCTTGGCTTCTATGGATATGCCAAACTGAAAGGGTTCGATAGTTACTGTAGAACTGCCGCCCCCGCTTTCCAGTACGCACTCAACATCAACTTCTAAATCACCACTACCGTCATAGTCATACAGGATTCTAAAAAATTCGGGGTTTAAATCCTGATTGTCTCTTGCGGTTACTCGAACAAACGGTAAAGGGGTACCGTTAATAACGGCTCTAAAATAGGCAGCTCGGTTATTGACTGTGCTAGTCCAACTAAAGGCGATACCGACTTGATAATCACCGTTGATGGTTTCAGCAGCAGGCATTGTGCATGATGAAATTAAAACCCAATTAGTTGGGTTGTTGTTGTTATCGGCTTCAACATTAGTTTGAAACTGCGTTTGTAGCTGCTGATAGGTATACGGGAAAGCCGCAACCATTTTTTTCACAGCTAGATCAGCAATTTCGCTAGGTGTTGTTGAGCCGAAATTCCCATTTTCATCTTGAGCTGCCAATAATTCCTCACCGATTAAAGGCGTGATTAAAGGCCAAGTATCTACGCGAGATTCATTAGCCATATCAAAGCACCTTCATATCTTCTTGCATTCGCATTAAGGCGTATTCAACGGCATTCGTGAATATCTCTGAGCCTAGTTGGGCTGCTGCTAGGTTGTCACCTATAAAGATAGATACTGTACCTGCTGTGGCACTGGCTACATCGACTACGGGTGCAAATTCAGTATCAAGGCCTGATAGGGGTAGCTCAACACCAAAGGTTGACCCTGCGCTTGATAGTAAATTTTCATCGATGATATAACGTCTAATACGCTTTGCGGTTTGTAAAATTTCAACCTGTCGCTGATCATCTACCCCGTTAAGCAATACGGCAATTTCATCTGCGGTTGGGTCTACTGGCGTACCTGTAACTACCACTTCATTAGCGGTTGCACTTGGTATGCTTAAATACTCATTCGTCCACGTTGCCATCGTCTTTTACCTCAGCCTTTTTTTTGGGTTTTGCCTTAGGTTTCGCCTTAGCCTTAGGGAAAAACCACTCGATAACAGCTAGATCAATCTTTAGTGCATCACTGATTTCTTGGGCTTTAGCGCCCTGCTCAATCATCGCTAGCACCTTAGCTTTATCACTAGTGTTCACGCCTTTTTTGTACCTCATTTCAGTTTTGCTGCCTTGCATATTCATGATGTAAAAAGGGGCTTTCGCCCCTCCCTCTGTTAGTCAGCTACGGTGAGCTCAACAATGTGCTCATCTTCTACTCGAACCGCGCCATAAGTGGCTTGAGAGTAGAGTGACCATGCGTATGAGCGGCTAGGGTCTTGCTGCATGAAGGTTGTTACCCCACGGTTTTCAGCTAAACCGATAGCTCGATCAGTCCAAGCGTAGCAAGCGCGGTTACCTGTAGACTCAAGTAGGCGAGTCGAACAAATCCACGTAAAGCCCATCCAGTTAGGTACGATTAGACCCGCACTTAACTTCTGTAACGCTTCGCGAGTTACAAAGTCTGAACTGGTTTGTTCAGTCATTTGTAGCAATTTGCGTACTTGAGCGGGAGAGATTGCAAAGTATTTGCGTACTTCGCCTTGAATGTCGTTATTCAAGAAAATCTCTTGTACGCGGGTAATCATATCGAACGTGATAGTATTACCTGATTCATCGATTTTCTGGCTTGTAGGGAAAGCTACTGCTGAGCCATCACCGTCTAGAGCGTCACCACCCATTGCGCGAATGATTTCGTCATCGTAGGCGCGAGCCATTGACATACCCATTTCTTTAACCAGACCACCACCAATGGCAACCTTGGCTTGAATTTGATCTTCATGCTCGATCAATTCACCAACGTCAAAGGTTTTAGCCAGTGCGGTACGTCTTGAAAAGTCGTAATCGGTTACAGGCGTTGCTTGTGCGCGGCTAGTTTTTTGCGCTGCTTCTTTACCCGCTACACGATCAAACGAGTAAGATTCACCACCACTGGAAACTACAGTTACACAGTTACGGAAGCGAGCGTATTCTTGTTGTGCAAGGTGACGTAGTTCTTGGTTGAACTCGTCAATATAGACATTTGGGATTGAGGTACTCATGCTGAGTCTCCTTAATATAGAAAAGTTGTTAACTTCGCCTTAAGGTTGACCAACAAGAGTTGGGGCTTAATAGGTGCGATTCACTGTTTAGATGAAAGCGCCCATAAAAAAAGGGGTTATCTTTCGATTACCCCTAATGTAAACGATTTTACAAAATTTGCAAATTTAGCTTGCATATCTCTCAGGATTAGCCATTCGCATTAAATCGTGCATACGTTCACGCGCTTTCGGGTCACCCTTGTAGTACGGATGATCGCGGTTGCTCTGAATCTCGCGTATTTGCTCTTGAGCTTCATACGGGGTTAGCGTATTTGAGCTGCTACGTGTGTCTTGGCCTGAGGCCTCGGCACTTTCACTGGCTGATTTTGCTAGGTTGTTAAGCCAGAATACGGTAGCAGCATCTATCTGCTTATTCTCTAAAGCCTCGATAAACCCTTTAGGTGCATCCGACTGCTTAGCAAAATCAACGGTTTCTTTGTATTTAGCCTCGGCAGATAAGCCCCACTGATCAGAGATCGTTTGCAGCTCAGCTTTAGCTGCTTGCTCGGCTTCATTTATTTGCCCATAAGTGTCTGCGCCGATTTTCTCTGCAAACGATTTAAACTGCTGTCTAGTAAGACCTGCTTCATGCGCCCACTGTTTAAGCGTATCGAACTGACCATCTACAAACTGTAGCGTATCGCCCTCAATGCTTTCATAGCCGTTAACGTCATCAGGCAAGCCCATCGTTTTAAGCACCTGATTAATGGATTCAGGATTAGACATATCAGGCGATGGCATTAAGTTAGGGGCATGTTTCTGTAGCTTTTCATAAAAAGCTTGAATATCGGCCTCACCTGCATTTTCAGTGGGTACGCGAATAGCGTTACTCACGTAGTCTCTCGTTGTCTTCATATTGTCTATGAAACTGTCTAAAGACTTTGAACGCTCAATTTCTGGCATAGAGCGCATTTGTTCAGGTAAGGAGTCGTACCAGTTTGTGTTTTCTTCACTCATTATTATCACCCATACAGTTAAGGATATTAGTTACAAATTCTTGCTGACCAATACGGGCATAAAGCATATTTGAGTCTTTGTGTAGCTGTGGTGACCAAATATGTGTAGCTGCCCATTTTTGTAAAAGCTTACGCCCATCAGGATTATTAAAAACCCTGTTAACTAGGTCGCGTTCAGCCTTTATTTGTTCTTGTATTTTTTCTGCCTGTTCGGTCATTGCGGTTCTCCACCTGCCTGTTGTAATGCCTGTAACCCTTCACCCATTTCTTTAGCTGCTGCGCCTTCCTGCATAGCTTGCATAGCTTGTTGATCTTTCTTGATCTCTCTGTTTACTTCGCCTTTAGGCTTGAGTAGCTTGGGTGAAACGCCCATTAAGATAGCTAACTCTGTAAACAGATCAGTAGTCTCAATAAGCTTTCTAGCTTCGGGGTAAATTTCAGCAAAACCTGCAACGGTTGCTAAGAATCGCTCAATCGCTTGCACTTGCGAACTGTCTTGAGTTCTAGCCATTGGACTAGTGTACTCAATGTCAGCGTTAGAGCCTCTATCCTGTACGGATTGTGGTACTTCGGGTAGCAGGTTAGCGCGCCAAAGAATTCTAAAGGTGCGCGTGATAATAGGGTCAAGTAGATCTTTTTGTAATCTGCCCAGAGTGGGAGAGATTACGCCTTCGAGCTGCTGCATTCTGGTAGCGATCTCGGTTGCTGTAGCGGGAGTGCCTTCCATTGGTGGCAATAACAACTGAGGTATATAGAAATACGACTCGATATTTTGACGTAATCTCTCCATTTCTTGATACGTAACATCAAATCGAGCTTTAGATTCAAACGTAGAAAGCTCGTTAATATCACGTACCACTGTTAGGCCACCCGCTTCTAAATCTAGATCGCTTATTAAACCGCGTGAAGTTGTTAGCGTGGGTGGGTCTAACGCCTTCTCTACTTGTTTCAGATTCATTTCAATGGTGCGGTTAAGTGTCATAGTATCACCTAACGCTATCATTGCGGGTGAATTACCCCACATTGAGCTAGAGGTAGTACGCCAACGAGGTACAAAAGCAGGCATTTCATAGTAGCCGCCCTCTTTGCCAAGCATATCACCACTATTTTGTAATACGTATTTAAAACCAAACGGACGTTTTTCAGGGGCTAATACTTTAGCGTCACTAGCGTCTAGGTTTTTATTATCCCTAGGGAATATGCAGAAAATAACATCGTATTTTTTATCTACTGACTCTGCATCGTTTATTGATTCTTTTATGTAGTCTGGTACTTCATCACCAAACTTTGCAACGATTTCACCTGCTGTCCATTGAATGTGACGGTAAAAACGCAATAACTGTTTTTTCTCATCTTCTTCAAAGTAGGCTTGCTTAATCGGTATCGATTTAAAGTTAATTTGCTTATTGCCTTCGATCTCAATTTCTTCCTCAAAGATCACGCTAGTACCAAAGCATACAAGGTCTTGGTAGGTTTCAGAGATTTCTAGGCTAAAGTTCGACTCTTGCAAAGCGTGGAATATTTCTTTAGCACACGCCTCAAGCCACGCTAACGCTTCGGTATCTTCATTTAATGCAGGTTCACGGAAGCGTAAACCGAACCATTGCGTTGATTGCGAAGTAAGGCGAGAGTGCATACTGGATGCTAGGTTTTGTGCTGCCATGATAGCGGTGGCATCGTATACCCAAGGCCTGCGCCATTCTATAGAGTTCTCGCTGCGTTCATCTTTAAAGAACCTGCCACGGTACGGGCTAATGTAACGCTCTATCCAATCCCAAGTATCCTCAACTATTGATCGTTGAGATTTTACGGCTTCAAATCGTCTAATAATCTCTTGCGGGTTCATGTTCCTTTCCTAATCTTATCTTCGAGGGGTTCTATGCCCCTGTTTTCTTTTAAGGGGTGCGGTATGCCTAACTCTCTCTCTTGATAATCCCATGAAGCCTTTAAAGCCTTTTCAGCCTCGTCTTCTCTTTTTAGCTTGTCATTGGGTGCGCCCGTACAGCGTCTAACACTTACGTACATTTTCTTACTCGCTTTTTGCTGCGCTTAGCTAACTTGCTGCCCATGACTTCGCCCATAGTTGGGTCATAGCCAAGTGCTAGATATCTAAAGGCATCTGCGCCGTGTGAGTATTCGTCGTGTTCGGGTCTTAGCAGAAAGGTGGACGTTCGCCCATCCCATTTTTTGCGGTAGTTCTCTAAGCAGTCGATACCGCGTTGAGTCTTGTCTTTGTCGAAGTAGCATTGATAAAGCAGCTTACGTACTGCACCTATACCGTCCTCAATGGATAACTTAGGCGCGACAATTACGTCATAGCCTAGGTCTTCAACGATCTCTCTACGACTCATGCCGCTAGTTACTTCTCGAACCGTTAT